CAGCAGGTGCAGCAAGAGCATTGTCTCTAAACATCTTAGACGGAATGTTCAGAAGTGTATGGGAGAAAGGAGGACAGCCTAAAGTTATCCTTACAGGGTACGATACATTAGAGAAAATCCAACAACTCTTACAACCACAGCAAAGATTTACTGAAATGAAGAGAGTTGTACCGGGTGTAAACGGTGTAAAGGGTGTTCCGGGTATGGAAGCAGGTTTCGTAGTTGCAACATACAACGGCGTACCACTAATCCCATCCAAAGACGTTTTCGCAGAATCAGGCGAACTTTCAAGAATGTATTTCATGGATACAGATTATATGTATTTCTGCACAGCAAAACCAACCCTATACCACGAGTCAGGTATCGAAACCGGAGATCCTTTCGGAATCAACAGACTAGGGCAAATGGGTATGTTTCACACTATGGGTGAACTATGGCAACTATTCTACCGAGCGCATGGAAAAGTGAGGGACATCGCTGCTTAAGTGCAAGTGTAGGAAATAAACGGAGGAAAAAAATATGGCTAATACTAATTTAACCGGAAACGGAACGGCAATACTAGATACACGACTATGGGCAGGAGTAGGGTCTGATGATACTACTTGGCAAACAGGTGCTGCAACAGGCACTATCAGCATGGGCGTAGTAGATGTAGTAGTAGCAGATGGAGATGCGGCTTTCGCATATGATCTTGCACTATCAACAAACGCAATAACAGGAACTGCATTAATCGGTATCCTTAGCGCACATAACATAACAACTGCGGGTGGAAACGCTTTCACAGTTGCAGGGAACGTATCAACAAATACCCTACTAAAACTGACTCCTGCTGCCGCAGGTCAGGATGGAGATACGGTACGAATTACCTTCCTATACCGTTGAGGTGTGCTTTAATGGCACTATCACTACGATATGTAGGCGCACGACCCTATACTGAGTTCAAAATAAATGGACTCACTATTGGGTTCTCAAGAGGCATGGTAAGAGATGATATTGATGAAACTTTTATCACAACTAAGATTATGCCTATGATAGCAAATGGTTCTAAATCATGGGTTGTTGAAGGGGCAGATGCTAAAACTACAAAGACTCAGAAGAAAATGCTTGAAGCATTAGAGCCTGAAGTAGTAGAAGCACCTGTTGTAGAAGCACCTGTTGTAGAAGAAGTTGTTGAAGAAGAAGTAATTACTACTCCTGAAGCAGTAACTATGTTAGACGTTGAGGCTCTACTTGAAGCAGAAGGATTTTCTTCTTCTTTGACAAGAGCGCAAATGATGGCATGGTGTTCAGCAAGGGATATTAAAACTGCTAACACATCAACAAAAGCATCTATGACTGATTTAGCCCGCGAATATGTTGCGGGGTCTAACTGATGGCTGATTTTGATATTGATGATGGCGTAGGCCGTTATGCAAGTAGAGTTAGAGTTAATCGAAAAATGGTTACTCTTACAGCAGACGGAACAAACACGATTACTGAAACCATTCAAATGAATGGAAAGGTAGGCAGGGTTGTTCTTGATGTTAGTAGGCTTACTTGTAATGCAAATGCAGCGACAACAGGAAAATTCAATATATTGATGGATCTAACAGATTCAGCAGGAACACCTTTGAACTACACTTATTGTGATGAAATTGCAAACTTTGATGTTAGAACTGCTGTAACAGGCGCATATAATTTTCAAACATCCGAAGGCGGTAACATGAATGCAGACGGTGGGGCTACAAGTGGACTTCACTTTACTGTAAGCGCACCTGCTAATATTACTACCGGCGGAAAAACAATTGATGAACCTGCACCGTGGAGTGGACTCGTATGTGGTGCTGTAACATTCAAATTAGAGACTACAAATGGCGTGTTTACTAACGGAACTACTGCAAGAATTCTTGTAATCCATGAATAAGAAAAAAAAACAGTTGTTATATAGGATTGCAAATAAGGATTGGTTCATATGGCACTCACAGTAGAGCAACTTGGCAGAACGAATGTAACGGGAAACAGATTATCTGTTGCTCTAAAGGTAACACCGGATGATTCATGGTTAGCAGCAGGGGAATTATTAGACCTTACTGCTTACGTTTCAAATATTGAAACGGTCCACATTGAATCAGACATCGGAGGATATGTTTGGGCATACGATAGATCCGCAAAGAAAATCCTTGCTTACGAAGCGGGGGCAGATGGTGCTGCTCTTGATGCGGTGGCTGACGCTACTGATTTGTCAGGACAAACAATTTACATCACCGTAACAGGTGGCCGAGCCTAATCGGGGGCTTGTAAATGCCCTCATTAGAATTAGGCGACATTTGCTTTGAAGAAGCACACGAAATAGAACGCCGCCGTAAGGTACGCATGGCTGAAATCGTTTCTGATGATGGGGCAATCGCAGAATCTGAATCTCCATTTAGTTCTCGTAATCTTGCGCAAGCAGCAGACGTAAGAGTAAAACTATCAAAAAGAGAAAGGTTTGATATTCAAAACATAGGTTCGGGTACTAGATGTACCAAGTGCAGCCTTCTACATTTTTGTTGGACACCTCGGTGTGCAGGATGCAATGCAGTAATGGATTACAACTTAGGGAGTTAAGGGGGATGACAAATGCCAAGAGTATTTTCACCGGGGCATAGACCCGACCAACCCCTTTATCCTGATGAATTAGTATATTCAACAGTAGCAAAAGTTGAGTCATTTTTACAATTACCTGCCCCAAGACCTACTGCATTGGCTGCAAATACAAGCACAGGTTCAGAAGGAGGAGTTACAGTAATCAAAATACCAATATCGGGAGAAGATTACAGAAGATGGGGATTCGCAACAGGAGATGTAGTTACAGTATATGATGACGCAGACGCATTAGGCAAGTCATACACGCTAACAGGTATTGTATCAGGTGGTGCATCGGGCGTAATTAACTTAAAAGCAACAGATCGAGGTACTGCTTACACAACAGCAAATAGTGCTTATGTTCAACCTACATCAGTATTATCTAACAGTTCACAAAGAGGAATAAGTAAATCACACGTTGAGACATTAATTAAAACTAAGCAAGATTACATTGACAGGATATGCAGAATGGCTTGGCGACCTAGATTAATAGTAGATGAATATCAAAACTTTACTACATTCAAACCATATCGCCGTAGATACTATACTGACTATGTAGGTGCTGTTTATGTAAGAAACAGACCGATTCAAAGAATTATTAGATTAGGGGTATGGCAAGGAGATGAATATAGAGAATTAGCATCATCTAAATTAAAATTGAATGTTCAAGATACTCATTTATTTAATGGTACAGATAAAATCTTCTTATGTCCAAATATTGCTCATACTGCTACTTTGACAAGTGGAAGCACAACAAGCACATGGGCAAAGGACTTTGGCCCAAAAACAGTAGCAGGTGAAATTGCTAATTTAATTAACCAAGATGCTCAATCATCTAAGGCTGCAATACAAATAGGAACTATGACTGAAAATGGTTCTGCACTTAATTTAACCCATGAATATCTTGCTACCGCTAATAGTGATGAAGGAGATGGTAAAATTTTAATTAGCAGCACAAGATCGTTAGATGAAGGGAATTCTTCGACTATTGCAGTTACGAATAGTAGTTGTTTTACATATTCATTGGCTAATACTGTATCATCAACAGTTACATCAACAGGTAGCACTTTTGTTTTAAGTGATGCATCAGGGTTTGTGCAAGGAAATGGTTTGTATTATTATGGAACAGGTGCTACAATAAGAGTTGCTAGATGCACAAGAGATGGCAATTCAATAACAATAGCAGATGACCTTACATCATCATTTCAAGCAAATCTAACTAATGGTTTAACAATATCTCAAACTACGTTTGATTGTGATGCTACCGAAGAACAAAGACAAAAGGATTGGTGGTCTATGGAAGATAACGGGGCAATTTTATTCAATAACCAATATCCTTTCTTTGAAAATCACAGCCTAAAGATTTCTTACATATACGGAGAAAGATACCTAGATAAAGCGATAGAAGAGGCTTGTACGAAATTAGTCGCTATTGATATTATGCTAACAGATGACTATACGGCTATGTTCCCCGAAGGTGCGGCGGGTATTGATTTGAACTCAAAAATACAAAAATTAGAAGAAGAGGTCAAAAGAATATTAATCCCATATCAAGAGGGCATTATAGTAGCAGGTATGGGTGGTTAATCATTGTGTCAGAAGTTGAATATGTTAAGAAAGAACTTGCTGCTCTTAAGCAACTTCAACAGGCAATAGATGCATTTCTTACATCTTACCCTTCTATGAAACAACTTTTAGAAGTCAAAGAAAGAGAAATGGCTGAAGCCGATGGCTTAGAATATACTAATGATGAAATTAATATGATTGTAGATAAAATCATAATAGGTGGGCCTTTGTATAGAAACATGATTACCGCCCAAGAGAATCATAAGAAGGCGGTGAAAGGAAATGGCTGATCCAATCATAGGTCTTAGAAATATTCTAGTAACCAATTGGTCTAAGCCACCTGCACCTTCTATCGAAGATATTGCAGATTTAGATAAAGGAGATGCTAAAAGAGTAAGAATGCTTGATGGCGACATTATT